AGTGGCAACGCCCCATGAAACTGCATTGTTAGCTGCTGTAGTAGTAGATACCGTTGCTTCCCAATAAAACTTACCGGTCGTAGGAATTTGAACAGTTCCTAAAACGCCTGTTTGAGTGGTGGTTGATTGTGCAAGCGTTAAATTCCCGTCTATTGGCGCGACTGATCCATAAGTGAGGGGATTCAATGTGCAATAATTAGAAACCGTTGCACTAACCACGCTTGGGGTATCAATCAGAGCGTCATAGGTCACACCAGCCGTTAAACTAATGTTATTCGTTGTCCAGTTATTGCTATTACCGGAAGTATCGTATCCAAGCGTGGTCGTGCTGGTCGTATTGCCAAAATTAAGGTAAAACCCATTGTTTCCATATGAACCCGTGTATTGTACAGGCTGCCAAATGCCATTTGTGTCATAAGCGCCAAAACTAGAAGGCGTTAATGCTTGACCATCAATGAAGTTAACTTCCGCCAATTCCCCATCAAAATAGTTGGTTGAATTTCCTTGCCCAATTTGATGTGCGGCGGCAGTATTAAATGTGGTGTTAGGATTAGACCCTGTAACAGCCGAAATTCCATTTACATAGATAGTTTGCGAACTACCATTTTGAACATACATAACGTGATACCATGATGAAAAATCACGGAATACAGGCGTAGTTGTTAAAGCAGCCCCTGATAGGGTTACAATAAGCTGATCATTGGTGCTAAATTCAAAGTTAGTATTTGTCCCAGTAGCAAACAAAGTTTGAACCGCGTTAAAAATTCCACGCTTGACCCACCCAGACCATGTGTAAATGGTGGAGGATGTAGGTGTACCGAATGTGCGGTTTAAGTAGGCAGTTGCCGACTTGCGAAACCGCAGCGAGTTATTAATTGTGTAAGTGTTTGGGTTAGCCGTAGTCGTGCCAAAGCCGTAAGCCTTGGCGTCCATTGTCCCACGGGTGATAATTGTTGGCATATCAACCTCAGGCGAACTTGGTTACGGATGCAAACACAGTATACGCAGCACTGCCTGTCTTCACGATTGTATAAGTGTAAATATCCACCGCGCTGGCATCACCTGCTGATGGAGCCGTACCGCCCTGCCACTTAGGCGTGACCGCCGTGCCATCAATCGTAAAGGATGATTGATAGTAGGCCGTAGCACCGTTCGTAACCATGAATGCAATGGTAATCGTCTGGCCGGTAGACAACGCTGTATTCAGCGATGTACCCGCTGAATGAGCAACGTTTAACGTCCAGTTAGCTGATGCCGACGTGGTATAATACAGCACTGACTGCGAGGACGTGTAGAAGTTGATCGTACCCGTTGCTGCCGTAGCAGATACCGTGGTTGTTTCAGCAGCATTGGTTAGGACTGCCGCCAAAACAGAGGATGACCCGTTAAACGTCTGGGTAGCCGTAAATGTCGTAGCAGTGCCGGGGGAAACATAGTCAGTGCCAGCCGTAGCCGCCGTGAAAGCACTGGTTCCATTACCTTTAAGAACGCCGGTAAGAGTGGTTGCACCAGAACCGCCCGATCCCACTGCCAAAGCCGTTCCAAGCGTTACTACACCAGCGGTCGAAATCGACATTGCATCTGTTGCGCCATTATTAACCACAAAATGAATGGCATTTGAGGTGGTCGTACCGATAACAAGATCGCCGCTTGTGGCCGACAAAAATACCGCGTTGGCAGCGTTGAGCGAACCTGTTCCCGAAAATCCCGACGAGTTCATGCCGAAATCGCCGTAATAGGTTGTAGACGTTGTGTTGTTATTCCCAACAATAAAGTCCGTCGAAGCCGCTGTGCCGCTGCTGGTGTTATGCAAAATTATCTGGGAGTAAGAATTTACGTTTGCTTGGTAGGATGCAAAAATATCAACGTCACTGTATGGCAGTGTACCGTAAGCAAAGGCTCCTTGACTTAACGACCCTGCAATTGATTCGTTAGCTACGACCGCCGTAAATGTACCAGCCGCAGCAGTAGTCCCGCCGATTGCAGGAGGAGAAGCTAAGTATGTGCTAAATCCAGCTCCTGATACGGTACTGGATGCCGATAATGTAGTAAATGAACCCGCAGCCGCAGTTGTGCCGCCGATAGCAGGAGGTGAGGCAAGATAGGTGCTGAAACCCGTACCAGATACCGTGCTAGATGCGGAAAGAGTTGTGAAAGCACCCGTAGAAGCCGTTGTTGCGCCAATTGACATATTATTGATCGTGCCAGCAGTTGCTGGATTGATCGTAACCGTTCCAGTTCCTGTTGGAGAAATGGTTACAGATGCGTTGGCGGGTGACATTGTAACGGTAGATGCCGCCGTTAATGTTCCGCCAAAATAAGACGCTCCAGACGACACATACAAAGCATATGCGTTGGTGAAGGTGACATTTGTGCCGGGAACTGGAGCCGCATTGATATAAAGATTTGCCGCTGTAGTAAATACAACGCCTGTATTTCTCGCAGCAATTACTGGGCCACCAAAAATAACATTTGCAGCAAGAGCCTGTGTTCCAGTTGCAGATACAATATCTGTATATGTTGAAGCCGCAGCCCTTAACGAAATTGGTGAAGTTCCTGTAAGCGCAGCGCCACCAGTATTTGCCGAATTATTAACCGTAAGGTTACCAGCAAATAAATTTGGAGCAGTTCCAGCGGCGTAAAAATTATACCGCCCCGTATTGACATAAGTGCTGCCCGTATCGGCCTGAGACGAAACGGTTGCAGCCACAAGATATGTGAATGTGGTTGTCGATGGAACAGACGTAATGGTAAACGTTCCATTTAAGGATGTGTTTGTTACTGCCGCAACAATGACAGATTGACCTGTGCCATATCCATGTGCGGCAGATGTCGTGATAGTTGCAGTTGTCCCGTCAGCGGATACGTTATTGATTGTTCCAGTCGTTACGGACGGAATATTGGAATAAAATGCGTAATTATTAGTAGCGCCAATCAAAGTTGGCGTGGCTTGGTAACCATATAAGTTAGTGATTTGAGAACCAATACCAACCGTACCTAACGCCGCAGCATAGCTAATCAAATTGGTGAGGGTAAATGATGTCGCTTGCGTAGGTAATTGGGTAAGATTTCCATAAACAGAACTGTTTGAGTCAGATTGGATAGTTCCGTTATTTAAAATACCATATGTAGTTACGGCCCCCGTCATGTTTTTGGAAAGATGCAAGGTTTGTCCAGCCGCTGGCGTGGCAGCGCCGATCACGACGTTTTGCGCCGTGCTAATCGTCATAGCCGTTGATTGGCTACCAGTCTTGAAGATGATGCTATCTGATGTACCCACGCCAGACGTGGATTCCAAAGTCAGCGTAGAAGATGCAGTCGTGCCGCCAATGTGCAATGGTGTTGTTAGCGATGTCGTAAGCGTAGGGGAGGACGAATACGATGGTGCTACACCAACGCCACCCGATACCAACACAGACCCCGTAGCAACGTCTGCAAGCGATGCAATCGTTGTAGAAGCAGATGCGTAAAGGATATCGCCGGTCGTATACGAAGTAAGGTTTGTGCCGCCAGAAGCCACAGGAACAACGCCGCCAAGGGTAGCAAGCGTTACGGTAGTCCATGTCGGAGCAGCAGATGCGCCACCAGAAAGGAAGAACTGACCTGACGTACCATAAGTAGCGCCGCCAATACCCAATTGACCCGCTGGGCCAAACCGGAAGGCTTCTGTCGGTGAGTTATTGCCCGTTGCCGAGGTGAATACCGATGCATAAGCGCCCTGCGCTGTATCGGTAAAGTTTTCAGCGGCGGAGATAGAAAAGTAACCGTTTGAAACCGTCGCGAAGCCAGTCGCGCCATAACCACGGCCAGTAAACTGCGATAAGGTATCGCCAGCTTGCGACGCGGTAGGGACAGCCGCCGTACCACGCGCAGAACGTGCGGTATAAACACCATACGAACCCGTACCGTAAGCGTCTTGGGTAACGCGGGTATTCGACGAGTTTGCACCCATAATGTACAAATCCGTACCCGCTGGAAGGGTTGAATTTGATGGTGGCGTAGTCGATTGGCTGTTGGATACCACCGTCAAAGTAGAATTTGGCGAAGCGGTGTTTAAACCAAGGCGGAAGTTCGTATTATCCCAAAACAGCTTACTGTTATTTTGAGTGTACACACCAGAAGCCCCGGCAAATACCATTGAACCGATGGTAAACGCAGTTGCTGTACCAGTGCCGCCATTGGCTACTGGAAGCGCACCAGTGACGCCAGCAGTCAAAGAAACTTGACCAAACGCCGGAGCAGACGATGCGCCGGTTGAAAGAAGGGCGTACCCCGTTGTGGAGGGCGAAATTTGTCCAACAGAAGATGTACTGGCGGCATACAAAAGGCCATAAGCCGTCAATGTCGCTAAACCAGTTCCACCGTTTGCGACGCCAACTGTTCCAAGGCCAATCGTATTACCCGTTTTGGTAATAGGAGAAGAAACCTGAATATTGCCAGAAGATGAAATCTGCGACCAAATTAATGCCGTAGAACCAACCGTAATGGTTCCCGTGGTCGTCATTGTCCAAGAAGTTGCGCCGTTTGTTGAACCATTACTGACGTATGCAGCAGCGCCTGTTTCAATGTAGTTGGGGCCAGAACCCGTAGCATTGAAGTCCGTTGAACGGGTAAGCACCCAGTTCGTTGAACCCGAACCCTGATTTGTTACAACGTAAATACCATTGTAGGCAGCAGAGGTTTCGTTTTTAACCAAAACACGAGTAGCATTCGAAACGTCGGTGCTGGTAAAAGTATAGCCGTCAATGGTCAAGGCAGCCTGAGTACCGGCGTTTGTCAACGTAGCGCCGACACCACCAGTGCCGTTGTTATACGTTACCGTGCCAAGATCGGCGGTCGTCGCATAACCAGCAGCAGTATGATATGTAGTATTAGAAACCGTTGAAACTGTGTTATCTACATACTGCTTGGTTGAAAGCTGCAAAGCAGATGTAGGGTCTTGCGTTACTGTAACGGAGGTCAATCCCGCTAAGGTGCTTGTTGAGCTACCAAGAGAAATTGATGTTGAACCGATTGTAATGGATGAATTGGTTAATCCGGCATTAGGGATTGTTGAAACAGCGGTAAACGCACCTGTCCCATTGCCAACTAGATAGCCGGTCAAAGTTATTGCGCCGGTGCCGCCATTTGCAACCGGCAAAGTTCCGCTAACGTGGGTTGTAAGACCAATTTTACCCCATGTGGGAGCAACGCCAACACCACCCGAAATAAGGGCGTTTCCGGTAGCAACATCGCTTAAACGAGCCAAAGTAGTGGATGACGAGGCATATAGAATGTCACCCGTGGTGTAAGAGTTGTAGCCCGTGCCACCTTGAATTTCGGACAATGGTGTGGTCAACCCCGAAAGGCTATTAATATCGCTGTTATTGCCCGACTTTGCTGCTGCCAAATTTGTGCGAGCATCAATCGCGGATGTCGCGCCTGTTCCGCCATAGTTGACAGCTATTGGGGTAGCTTGCCAATTACCCGTAGCAATGGCGCTAAGATTGGTCGTTCCTGTAGCAGTTAATGCAGTAAACGTGGCAGCAGCAGGGGTTGTGCCACCGACGATAGTCTGATTAATAGTGCCGCCAGTAATCGCAACCGCATTAGCATTTTGAGTTGCCATAGTCCCAAGGCCGGAAATTTGGCTGGGAGTGATGGCTATTGCAACGCTTGAAGCGGATGTAATTTGGCCTTGAGCATTAACGGAAATGACAGGAACCGTTGTTGCGGAGCCATAATTTCCAGAAGTAACACCAGTATTCCCAATAGCAATCGTGCCGGAAGTTGTAATGGTCCCGCCAGAAAGACCCGTACCAGCCGTGATGGACGTGATGCCGGAACCGTACCCTTGGCTTTTCACAAACGCGGTAGTTGCAAGCTGAGTGCTGTTATCGGACAGCGAAGGAGTTGGCGCTTGTGGCGTTCCCGTAAAAACAGGGGAGTTTAAAGGGGCGGCACCCAACATGGTCATTGTTTGGGCAACGGTTAAGTCTTGAACAGCCGCAACGCTACCCGTATTGTTCCCCTTAAGGCTATTAGCAGCCATAGTGGAAAGATAGGTGTTGTCGATGCTGTTTTGGGTAAGACCGATTGATCCGGCAGCAGTAATCGTCCCACCGTAAAGAGGGGAAACAGCAGTAATCGATGTTACCGTACCTGCCGCTGCATTTAGATTGGCAATCTGCTGAGCCGTGGCACTATACGATGTGCCAGACTGAACAATCATAAGCTCCGCATTACCACTTAGCGTAACTACAGGGGTTAAGTTGGTAATAGTGGTATTCGCCATTTCTAAGCCCCAGTAAGTGGTATTTGCGCATAATCATACGGCAAGCCTACAAGAGCCGTGACCATTAAAGTCGTACCCTGCAATAAGCTGCTTACTGGTATAGCACTATTTACTTGATAGGTGAAGATCATTGGATTCGTTACTGTAACACTATAAATACCATCGGCAGCATTATTGGACAAACCTTGCACGGCTATTTGTGCGTTTGTTGACAATCCATGCGCAGAACTAAAGGTTACAGTAATAGTGCTTGTTCCGGACTGGGACGAAACCGATAACGGATTTAATGTAACGCCATAAGACACGCCTTCAAATAAAGGCATGATGGCATTTTGAGTAAGCCCAGTTGGGCGGCCAATAACTTGCGTCGTTACATTCGTATTTGTTTCCGTGACAATATTTGTCGTTGGAGGAATAGGCAGACCAGTAATTGGATCATAAACCGTTGGCGCGGATATGGTTACATTGGTCGTTTCCGCATCGGCAAAGTTCTCCGTGCGCGGATTCATAATAGGAACCGGATCAGCAGGAAGAACGATAGCGCGAAGCTGATTCTGTGGAATATCATTGCATGGACGGCACACAAGAATGCGCTTGTTAATCAAAGACGCGCCACCCCAGTCGAACTGCCAAGCAAGATCGACATGGTTATAGGTGAAGCCGCAACGATCACAGATCGCTAAAGCTTGCGGGCTTTTAGATGATACTCTTGCACGACCGACTTTGGAAGCGTAACCCATTTACGCCTCCTGCCGTTGGAGTCGTTTCTTTTCTTCGCGTAGTTTAGCTGCCTTGCGCATGTTTTGCCGTGCTTCTTCCGTAATAGGTGGGCGTTTCATGCCAGTCCTAGCAGCATTAATTTTTAACCGTGTTTCATAAGAAATGCCACGCTTTTTGGCGGATTCTTTCATTATTTTTTTTGTTTCCTCGCTATGGCGACGTATTTTCATAGCACGAGATATTTTGGCTTTAGTTTCTTCTGAAGCTTTTTTGCCTTTATTTATTAATCCTATTTTGGCCCTTTCTTCAGGGTTTTCAAACCGTTTTTTATGGGCGGCAGAAATCTTTTGTCTAACTTCCTCAGATGGATTTACCAGCCCATCTCCCCCGCGCGTCATGTTAGTTAAATTTTCCATGCCATAAAATGCAATGCGTTCTATTTCCAACGCCAATGCATCTTTTTCAGATAAATTAACGGCAATTAGTCGTACATCAACAGCAAAACCCAATGCAGTTAATTTTGAAACTACAGATGAAAAGTGAGAGTTTTTGCGGTTTTTTAAATCCCACGCGCGTTTGTTTTTACCTTTTCCTACATAGAAACAGGTATTTTTATCAGGACGCCAATGTTCGTAAACGTAAAATTCATCCACTTAGTTTCTCCAGTAGCCGGAGACCTGAGGGCTGACGTACATGGAAGTCCACTCAGTGTCTTGCTGAGCCGCGATTGCATATGCTTCATCCGCTTCCGGCTTCAACATCTGAACAAGAGGCGGGTTCCAAATTCGAGCAAGTCTATAAGCAAGCCCATTGGCGAATGCATCCAGCCAACGATACGGTACATCAACAGTTTGTCCGCCAGTAAAGTTTGAATCTTGTACTTGCGTTACATAGTAAAATGACAATGTAGATGGGCCAGTTGTAGTATTGGGTACAGGCCAAACAGTAACAGTTGGGCTAATTAAGCGGTCAAACCAATAAATTGTAGGGAAGCCCTGCTGAGTTTTATTGGGGTAACTTGCGTATTCGGTGCGGCTAACCGGCAAAATAATGCGGTCAATGTTAGAGCCACCGCTAACGGTTGTTACGTATGCGTCAAGGACCATAACGGTGGTATTTGAGTTGCCCGTAATGGTTCCCGCAACAGTCATGCTGCCCGTGGTCGTATTGGCATATGATACCGTTGTCGAAGTAGATGCCGTGACCGTGAACGTGCCATTATAACCCGTGGGCGTCATACCTGCCACGGTGATTAAAGAACCCGCTGGGTAGCTATTGCTGCTGCTATACGTGAGAGTGGCTGTGGTGCCATCTCCAGACGCCGCCGTGACGTTATCCATTGGTGCGGCAGCATAGGTAGATACGCCGGTAGTCAATGGAATCGTGGCAAGCTTAACTTCCCACAGATTGACACCCATGTTAGCCCAACGGGATAACATAAGGTTTGTGGCCATACGGGCCGATTCCATGTGTTCCTGAGCAATAGCGGTATTGCGCACCCCTGCCAAGTTAAAGGCAAAGAGCGTCAACTCACCCAAGGATGGATTGAAGTTGTACGTTCCGCTAGTGGTCATTTATCACCTATTAGGCTATGACGCCTTTAATAACAGCAAAGTTAAGCAGGGGAGCATCAGTTGCCGTACCGCCCGTCGTATAGAACGTAACAGTAAAGCTACCCGCCGCTACCGCTGTTATTAGTAACACATAAAGGTTTGTTCCGCTAACCTGATTAATGTGAATAATGTCCGTGGCGGCTACTGCGCTATTGGTAACTACAAAAGACTGTGCAGTTGCCGAACCAGCCGCACTAAACATTTGAATCTGGCCCACAGGCTTGTTTAAAGTTACGCCAGTAGTGCGGCTTGTTATCTGAGTAACAGTACCACCCGCCCCGGTAGCATAACCGATGCCGCTTGTGCCAAGGGTTCCGCTACCATTTGACGATAAGATAGAACCCGTAGCAGAAAGAGCCGAAGCAACCGTAGTCGCACCCGTGCCATTCGGAGCAATGGCGATATTTCCGTTAGCGCCATTGTTGATCGTAATGGTGCCTTGGTTGGAACCAGCAGTGTTGGTTGTAAGGATAAGGTTCCATGCGCCATTGCTACCNAGCGTAGCATTAGCTGCGCCAGTNCCTACAACAGTAGTTGCAACACCNCCCGTGCCACCAAGCATATATGTAGCCAACTGAGCCGCAGTTACTTTGTATGTAACGTTGCCCTGAACAGTTGGATAGATGTCCGTAGACGATACGGCAGATACTTGGGTTAATGCTGATATCGCAACGTTCGACATAATAAACCCTTATTAAAAGTTTGTGCTAGTGAGGGCGATCAAGACACCTTCACCAAAAGCGCCAACTGCATATGTCCCCGTACTTGTATTCACACGAAACTGAATATCAGTTTTTTCGGTATACATTAACGGGTATTGGCGATGNATNTCCAAAATGCTCGTAAATGGTGACTGAGCAATGNTATAGGCTACGTTTGTTAGACCAGACTGCTGCCAATTAATGAACGTCAAATTGTTGGCAGACGTGTATGGATTTGATGCGAACACATCAATGCGGTTAAGGTAAAATGAATAACCAGCCGGAACCGTGTAGATTGCCATCTGCGTTTTACCGACGCCAGCATTGATCTGGGCATAAGTAGTACCGCCATTTTTCGCTGTGATCTGGCCAACGTTTGTTCCACCAAGTGAGGCAACGCTGGTAACAATCATGCTGTTAATGCGGAAAAATGCAGTCCCGTTGGTCGCCGTACCAGAAGTCCCGGCGGAAAATGTCACAGTATCCGTCACAATAGCATAGTTTATATCCAGACCCGTGACCGTCATGGTTAGGGTTTCTGGTTGCGTACTTGCATACGTCATCGTCAATGCTGACGTTGGGTATGTATACGTTGAAGCATTTTCCCAAACTGGGATACTAGTGGTTGTAACAGAAGTTTGATAACCAAAAATATTGACAACAGAGTGGTTGGTGATCTGATTACGAGCCGTTTGAAGCTCAAATAATTCATGTTTTCCATTCTTCGTGATGGAATCCCAAACAACGCCCGGTTGTGAAAACGTAGTCATAATTACTTACCCTTCTTACGCGCAGCAGCAATATTATCAACAGCATTAGGGTATGGCCTACCGGCAGCCCTTGCACTAGCTTTAGCACTTTGCTCTTGCTTGTGCGACAAGTGTTTCGTGTGATGTCCCTTGGGCAATTTAGTTTCCCAAAATGCTTTATCGGACATTAACATCCCCACTTTTGAAGCGACTTGTTGATGCGGCTATCTGGATCAGCAGCTTTCGCTGAACCCGTCATTTTGCGCTTCATACCAGTCATGCGCGAACAAAAGTTTTCATGCCTTGGATTGTCTTTGTCTTTCGTAGGAGCCTTTAGGTCATGCCCCTCTGCACGAGCAGAAGCGCGACCTTTGGCATTCAAGCCACCAGATGGGGACTTACCTTCAGAACGTGTCCAAGCAGCCGTCATTTGTCACCTATGAAGAAGTGAGGGGGCTTTTTACACCCCCTCAACTGTATCAATCGTGTTCAGGCTCGTAGGACTTGTGAGCCTTAGGCTCCATCCCCTTAGCTGCCGTCGAAAGTGGGTGCATGTTCGCGCCTACTTCGCCGCCAGACTTACGGGCCTTACGATCCGCACGATGCTTAGCATGCTCGCCGTGAACATGATGCTCTTCGTGATGGACATGACCACCGCGCTTACGCTTTGCGCGATGCTCAGCCTTTGGATGTTCATGGTGATGCTCTTTGTGCTTCGCATTGTGGTGGGCAACGTGGCCACCATGTTTGCGCTTGGCACGACCGCCATGCTTACGCTCTTCAGCTTCATGCTCCGTTGGCGAATTTCCGCCAGCGTATGCATCCTTAACGGCAGCATCAGCATACTTTTCGCCGTGCGTACCGTCCTGATCAGACTTACCCTTATGTGCCTTCATGGCCTAGTTCCTTAGAAGTTGTAGTACTGGGTCAGACCGAACAAACCAGTAGCATTTGGAATGTTGTAAGCCTGTGGCGACTGCCGAACGACGTATTTATTGGTGCCAGTAGATGGAGCCAAGTTAATACCGGACGAGTTAGCAAGATCAAGAGTCCCACGAACGTCACCCGTAGTGGCGGACGGCGTTGTACGGTCAGCGGGGAGGAACCCGTTGGCTGCAAACGTCGTATTGGATGTTACCGCCGTCTGGGAAGCTGCTGCGTTTACCAAAAGTTCAGCAGAAGCATCAGCACGGATTGGCAAACCAATAACGCTAGTCGTACCGACAGAATAGGCGTGGGTAGTATCAGCCGTGCCGCCCGAAAGCACCACCGACTTAATGTACTTAAACGCCTTTTTGCCGCTAACCGCTGCACCCGCCGAAATCGTAATGGCTTCCGACATTGGATACCCGTAGATATCGTAGCCGTTAACCGTTGCGGTCGCATAGGTTGCACCCGAAGCTGCCGTAACGCTGACAACACGACCAATAAGAGCCATTGGACTCCAATTTGCCTGACTTGGCGTTTGGGCATTATTTGGAACAGCGCACTGGGAAGGCGTCTGATAGGCCAAAGTGACCGTACCAGAAGTTGCCGTCAGATTGCCGTTCGTCAGATACGTACCAGTCTGTCCTTGGCCAACCGTAGAAGCCGTTCCGGTAGTCGTAAGCTGCGAAATGACCTGCAAACCAGAAACAGTACCCTGCGAAATTGTACCAGCGGTTGAAAGAACAACCATGCCGGGGCCAATTGGCAATCCACTGTTAGCAGTTACAGTCATCACACCGTTTGCAAATGAAGCCGTTACCGAAGCATAGGCATCAAGGGCAAGAACGGTATCAACAACGCCAGTATCCGCACGAACAAAGTTCGTTGAATAGTAGACGCCAGTTGTCGCGCTATTAGCCGTGACCAATGCCAACGTAGAGCTTGTCGGGTTGGCCGAAGCGACAATAGCTGCCGCCGCAGAAGTATAAGGAACTGCGCTTAGTGTAGTAACGTTATCCACGCCCAACCAACCAAAGTCTAAGGCTGACTGACCTTCACCCGGAAAAAAGGTGTAGGCGGGGCGGGGATCAAGAATGGCCGTCCCTGCATAAAACAGGGACGATCCACCAATATCTGGGTTATAGTCGGCTGGCTGTGATGGGTTTTGCCCAAACACAATCACCGGACCGGAGAAAGAAGTGTTAGCCATAGTTCACTCTCCTTACGAGGTTGGGAACGAACCGTAAATTGAGCGCCAGTTATAATAGCCAAAAGAGTAGCGTTCATAACCCTTTACGAGCAAGTTATCAGTAACAAAATCGACTTGCATGTCGGTTTCGAACTTAACACGCTCCATGTACGCCAAACCATCAATGTTGGTCAGGAGGAACCAAGCATACGAAGAAGTCAAGAAGTCGTTGACCATATAGCCTTCGCTAAGCCCACCAGCCGTCATCATGATAGCATTAACATCGTTATCTGCTGTACCCGGACGCAATTCAGTCTTCGTAAGACGAACGGCAACCGGCTCAAGCTGTGCAGGAACGATGAGTTTACGCGCACGGGCAAACACCTTCAACGCGGCCTGATCGCGGAAGTTCGTACGAACAGCAATCATGCTGTTAAGCAACGAGGCTTCGTTGAGGTCAAGCTGAGTGGTAGGGGTGTTAGCAACCGTTGAACCGTCAATAGGATGCGCCGTCGAGCAAAGTGCTACGCCGTCACCGCCAACTGCCGAGTTGTAGGTCGTTGCCGTGTTGAGAATGTTCGCGCCATAGATTTCTTTGGTCTGCTGGAAAGATTCCACGAGGCCAAGGTTCGATGGCATGAACTGGGTCTTGTACAGGTTGTCGTCAATTGCCTTACGGGTAATCGCGTACCCAAGAGCAATTTCGGTGTGTTCCTGATTGTAGACAAAACGCTCACCAGCATTCGAATCAAATGCAGTCTGACCACCTTCGGTCTTCAACTGCGCAAGGCCGAGGTAACGCATTTCAGCGGTACGTTCGAGAGCCATTTTCGAATCATGCTTCGTGAAGATTTTATCGTACTGAGATGAGATCATCTCGTACTTGCCTTCTACGCCCCGAAGTCCGGGAAGGAGAAGGTCTTTAATCTGACTAAGATTGACAGACATTTACCTTACTCCTCAGCTAATGCCAGTTACCGCGCCATTGCTACGCAGAATTTCGTTGTTGAAGCCAACGATCACGTTGCAATATTGCGTGGTTGGGTCGCCGCCGTTACCAGCGGAGATTTGATAGTCAATGATTTGGAATGGATAGGTTGCCGTGCTACCAACAGCCGACAGGTATGCACCCGAACGACCGGTGTTGGCGTTGCCCGTACCAATGGTGAACTGAGCAAGCTGACCAATAACGCCCGAACCCATCGCGCTTACAGTCCCGGTCATTGGGAATGCAGTCGTGCTGGTCTGGACGATAAAGCGAGCATTCGGATCATCAATAACGTAGGCTTCTACGTCGCCCGAAGCATCCGAACCCGGCCAATAGTTGGACCAGATCGTGCGCTTCTGCGAAACAGAAGTGTACTTGCAGCCGACAAAAATGCCAGCAACAGGGGNGGTGCCAGCAGCAGCTTGCTGGATGTAACCGTTAACGGCGCTAACGAAGCNAACTGGGTCGCCAGTATAGATCGCGGTGCCGTTGCTCGACGCAATACGACGGGTGGACTGTGCGAACGTTGGAGCGCCGCCAGCACCACCCTGATACTGCGTGAAGCCAAAATACGCTAGCGTATTAGCCATTGCAGAAGTTCCTGAGTGATGAGGTTGCTATGCGCCAAGCACTGCCAACCCGTACAATTTAACCCGCCTCCCACAGGGCAGGTTTTGAAGCGTCCTTATTCCTTAGGAATAGGCATCGCTTCGTAAGATTTTCTTACCGTAGGCCGAACACGAGAATCTTCGCGTGTCATTGTGCCGTCCGGTGTAGAACCAAGCTGTGCTTCTTTAGAGCGAACTTGGTTTCTAGCACGACGCAATTCTATATCTTTTGCTTCGTCTGTCAACTCTTTAGGTCGTTCCATTAAAATCATACCGTCGCGTTCAATAACGGCATAGTTTCCAGTAGGCATTAACGCTGCGTGACGTGCATCACGAGTTGCTGGAACTGGCGTCCAACCACCATCTGCAAGGCGGATTTGGTAAGCAGGGTCTTCCTGATTGTAAATAGTTTTACGTTTCCACTCATACGTCCAGCCCTCTGGAACAATGCTGGTGTCAATTGCAAAACGATCAGTACTATCAAGGTCTAGGCCAGAACGATGCGCACGGATTTCTGCTGCACGCTTTTTAGCGCGTTCAGCCGGGCTTTCGTCACGGATATCACCACGAACATCGGGGCGAGGTGGTGCTTTAGGCGCAGACTTAGGGGTAAGCTTAGTGAGTTCAGACATATGTATCTCCTATTACTGTAACTTGCCTTCTTTACGAAGGGACACCATGTTCTTGGCGTAATCTTCGGGCGTCATGCCCATCATATGTGCCATCTCCCGCATTTCTGCGGAAAGTCGGACAACCTGCGATTTGCTTGGGGTTCCAGCCGCCGTGCGCGTCGTTGGTGCTGCTGGTACGGATGTGCGCTTCTGAGTTGGCGCGGCGGCTGCTGACAAAGCAACATCTTCGCCGTCATCAACCTGAGGTTGCGCTTTACGGAACCCAAGCTGGCCTTCAATGGCGTCAAAGTACGAATCCGAATCAACAATATGACCATCGGCCATAGCGATGTTGTGTGCGCCAACCATTTTTTGATACATGCGCTGATCCGTGATGCACTGAGGGTGCGCCCGAATCCATGCAGCCGACCGTGGTGAAAGCGTAGATGCTACACGTTCTACAGGGTCATTCGTCGATGGCTGTTGTGGCTGTGGGTTAGCTAGTTTCTCTTCAAGAGAAGCTTTACCATTCTGCAACTGCAATAGCTTTGCCGCATTAAGCGACATTGTTTCTTGCACCTGCGCAGCGGCATCATAATCACCCGCCGTCATAGCTTCTTTAAAGTTAGCCTTTAGGTAATCCGATTCACGCTTTAGCTTATCAATAGCGCCCGTAATAAGTTGAAGGTTGCTATCCTGAACGTCAGCGGCAGCCCTAGTCGCCGTCTGGGTTGCTTGGTGAGCGCGGGTTTCCGCCTCTAGCCGAAGCTTCTTTTCCTGCTCAAGACGGGCCTTCAGTTCCGCAATGCCGTCTTCTGGCGTCTGCGAATCATTATCCGCTACTTTTGTTTCTGGTTTGTTCTCTTCGGCAGCGTCATCCAAGATTAGGATTTCGTCTTCTGTCTTTTCCGCATCCATTAGATTATTCCTTACCAAACTGCATCAGGGGCCGGAATGCGGCCACGAATATCAATGTCACGCAAAACACGGCAATTGACGCCATGCACATTCATAGACCAGCCATCCGAAGGCCGGTAAACGACCCAATCNCCAATGTTGACTTCAACGCCNTTAAACCAGTCTTGCTCNTCATCAATAAAAGCCAATGGGCCTTTCTTCACAACAAGACCNACTTTTCCTTGATAACGATCTTCATCAACGTACTTATCCGTTAAATGAATGCCGCTTTTTGTCTTATTTGGGCGAACATATGTCGCAATAAGAACATGAGTGTTAAAGATTTCAATGCCACTAATGTCACCAAGTTCGCTAAGAATAGTGTCTTTGGGGTCAACATCGTGATGCATGCGCGTATACGGCATGTTTATCCTCTTTCGCCTGATTGAATGATACGATCTGCTTCGGACATAAGTTCTCTGGCTTTGTTCAAGCCTCGGATCATGCCCGCACGAAATTTGTAGTCTTTGATATCTTCTATATTGCCATTAGCAAGAATAGCGGCCTCGTCGGCAATCGCCTCATCTATAAGGCGTCCGATTTCATACTCAAGAAGGCTACTATAAGTTTGTACCATGAGACATATATTGCCATCATGGTGTTTTAATTCCTATGGGGGATCAAAAACCTAAACAGTTTTATATGTAAGGTATTTTAGCCGGTTGTCTGGCGAATTACCCAAACGCGGATTTCACCACGCGCACCGGCACCACCGGTTGTTCCGCCGCCACCGCCGCCGCCGCCCGGAGCCGTACCAGCCGTTCCCGTTGCCGCTTTAGCAGCCCCGCCAGCACCACCCGATATAGAGG